GTTACGATAGACTTAGACTTGAAACCGAAACTGAAGATAGACTTGATAGCAGACCATGACATCATGACGATACTCCTGAAATGTTTTGATATCACAATTTTTTTATCGTGATATCGGCAACCCGTAGTGGGTTGCCTTAAGTATTATATCGTCGTGAATAGGTTGAAACAATAGGTAAAGCACCGTTTTTATGCTAACAAAATTGACCGCTCCAGGCGACCGCGCGCCGCCGCGGGGTTCCGACGTGACAAGCCACACTGCCCATAAGTACTACCCCTTAACAACCGGTGGCCCCTGAGTAATCTCCCCTCCCCCATCCTCGGTGTACTATTTGCAGGAGGTATGTCATGATTCCGACCCGACTTACTGCTGTGGCCTCAACTGAGTTGGATGAGAGTATTCAGGCGGATCTTACGATCCCCGACCCCGCCTCTGCTGTCGCCGCAGAAATTATTTTTGAGAGTACTATTGATGCAGTATCCGCAGGGTGTGACTGAGGAGGAGTTCCTGGACTCGGTGTCGAAGGCATGTGAGGTGCTTGCGCGCTCTTTTGCTTTTGGTTATTACGATGCTGAGGACATTAAGCAGGAGGCTTCGATATTTGCCATAGAGGCTTTAGCGCGTTACGACCGCTCTCGTCCGTTGGCTAACTTCATATATGCGCACATCAAGAATCGGCTTATAAATTTCAAGAGAGACCGTTTTCACCGCAATGATCCGCCCTGTGTGCCCTGTTCTGAGGGTTTGAAGCATGAGGATGGCAACCAGTGTGAGCGGTACATCGTATGGAAGGCTCGCAATTCTGCCAAACAAAGTCTGATGCGGCCGATTGATCTTGGTGACCGCGACGATATTGATGCCTCGTGTGAGGATTTAACAGAAAACCTCTCGCGCAGCGAGATTCTTTCTAAGATTGACGTCGGATTGCCCGTCGAGCTACGTGCTACCTATCTCAAGATGTTGGCTGGCGAATCCGTTTCAAAAAACCGTAGAGACGCCGTCGCTGAAAAAATTAAGGAGATACTGCTATGACGTTCCGCAAGGGTCAGATGTCGACTTCGGAGAAGGCGTTTATTCGTTCCTCTGCCGAAAAGCTAACTCCCGACCAGATCGCGGAGCGTTTGAGTCGTTCCCCCAAGCAGGTCCGTTCCTATCTTGAGGAGCACAGTGTTACGTCGACGATGGATGACGAGAATCATGCTGAGTTATTGGAAGCTCGTCACAAGCTTCGTAAGACTATGGCCTGGAAGCACTTAAGGGAGGAGTTATCGGACGACGAGTTGTCTTACTTTGAGGAAAAATACTCCCAATACATGACTCAGTTTCGCGAAGACGTGCTTGTCACAGAAGAAACGCAGATATTCTTAGTAATAAAGCTTGAAATCATGATGCACCGCAACTCAACCGCAAAGCGCTCCTGTGCCATCGACATAGAACGAATGTCAAAAGTCAGAGACACCTTCCAAAAACGCTTCTCCGACCCCTCAAAAATGTCCGAATCAGACAGAGACTACGTCCTCCAACTCGAAACACAAATCACCGCCTGCAAAACAGCCGAAGCCTCCAAATCAACCGAATTCATCAAGCTCGAAGAAAAACACCAGGGACTCCTTAAAGACCTGAAAGCGACTCGAGATCAACGTGTCTCCCGTATTGAGTCCTCTAAAGAGACCTTTCTCGGAGTTATCCGTCGCTTACAGGACGAAGATCAGAAAGAGTTTGCCGGAAGACACATGGAACTACTGCGCGTGGCCGCGCAGAGGGAAGGCACTCGACTCGGAAGTGCCCACAAATACGAAGACAACATTGAGGATCTTCCGCTTCTCAACGCCGACACGGTCGGCGACGGAGTGAGCGATGGTTGAGAACCGTCTGGAAAAACCAGACGTGGATCCACGGGTGTACCTGCCAAAAGATGCCGGTGGCCCCCTTCTTCTGTCGCCGCCCCAGGAGTTAACCATCCATGCCTGACAGCGTCAACAATAGGTACGACTCACCAGAAAACCGTTTTGTTGTTGTCAAGGATACTCGAGAGCAGCACGGCTGGAATTTTAATGTTGGTAAGTCGTGTGCTGGTATGGAGATAGGCACTCTCAAGACGGGCGACTATTCGCTGCGTGGTTTTGAGACTTTGCTTACGATTGAGCGCAAGGGTTCGGTTGAGGAGTTCGCAGGAAATATTACGCAGGATCGTTTTGAGCGAGAGCTAGAACGGATGCGCGATTTCCCCTATGCGTTTCTGGTGCTTGAGTTTACCATGGATGACCTGTTGAGGTTTCCTCAGGGGTGCAACATACCTCCTCAAAAGTTGCCCTACATCCGCGTAAAGGGTCCTTTTTTGATGCGTCGTCTTGTAGAGATTCAAGTGCGATATCCGGTGAAGGTCATACTTGCCGGGCGCCATGGACAAGACATTGCCCATCAGATTTTCCGGAGAGTGATTGATGTCAGCAACCGACCAGGATCGAATCAAGCGTCTGATTGAGAATGCCTGGCTGCTTTCAGAGCAAGACCTCGCATATGTCACCCCTTCTACGCCGGTGGAACAGTTAGAAGCCCTGGTCAACCTTCCTGTCGACGCCGTTCATCCATTGAGAACTATCCGCGGGGAAATTACGCCTGAGAGTTTGCTCAGGGTGATGCGCAATCCCGAGTATTTCCCATTCACCTGCAAGCTTTTGCTTGGTGTGGACATAATGCCTTTCCAGCATGTGATTCTGAGGGAGCTATGGAAGCGCCCGTTCCCCATGCTGATCGGCAGTCGCGGCTTGGGCAAGAGCTACATCCTTGCGCTCTACTCCCTACTGCGCCTGACGTTTACCCAGGGTTGCAAGGTCGCAGTAATCGGTGCCGCTTTTCGCCAATCGAAGGTCATTTTTGAGTACATGGAAAAGTTTTGGGCGGACGGAGCATTACTTCGAGATCTGTGCGGTAGTGGCAAGGGGCGTGCTGGTCGTGAACAAGGACCGCGCAGAGACATCGACCGATGTGAAATGATTGTCGGTGAGTCGGCAGGTATCGCATTGCCCATGGGTAATGGCGAAAAAATCCGAGGGCAGCGCGCCAACTACATCATTTGCGATGAATATGCCTGTCTCGGGGCGGGAACCCTGGTTGAAACCAACAAGGGGCTGTTCCGTATTGAAGAAACGGAAGGCCGCAACGACCTGATGCTAAACACTGGTGACGAAAGGACTTACGAGTCGCCAGACATGTTTATCCGCACCCCTCCCGTCAATGCTCACAGGATTACTACGACCAGCGGATTCTCCTTTGTATGTTCAGACATCCATCAGGTACTCACACTAAAGGGATGGAGGCTGGGGCGAGAGCTTACTGCAGGGGACGCTCTACCTATGCCGTCCACTTACATTTTTCCTGAGGAGCGAACGGTTGGGGACGAAAGTTTGGGTTGGTTGATAGGTCAGATTGTGGAAATCGGCGGGAGAACGCCGTCTTCTATTCTGGTTTCCCCCTTTGCTGTCGTCGCCAGCTATCTAGACTCGTTGCTGTCTCGGCCAGATTTGAAGAATGGTATGTCAGAAACTATGGCTCGCGAGACACAAATACTTCTCCTCAGATCCGGCAGAAGATCGTCAATACGCCGATTGAATCAGATGGAGTGGATCTTGTCTGTGGAGGACGGTGAGCCTTCCAGCGCGGAGGTTATCGTGTCTGTTGAGCAGCTTCCTGGCACGCAGGTGCTTTATGATTATCATTTGCCTAAGGGGCATAGGTTCGTGGCCAATGGGTTCGTGCAGCACAATTCGATTCCCGAAGAAATCTATCAGAATGTGGTCCGAGGCTTTGCCTCGGTGAGTGCCGATCCTGCGTCAGGGGTTCGGCATCAGGCCCGAGTCCGGCTTCTGAAAAAGCTTGGATACTGGTCGGAAGATGACGATAGGGCAGAGGCTAAGATTTTACGATCTAACCAGAACGTGATTTCGGGTACGGCCTACTACGCATTCAATCACTTTTATAAGACGTGGAAAACATACAAGGCCTTTATTGAGAGCTGCGGCGACAGGAAAAAGCTGGAAGTGATCTTCGATGGACCCGTTCCGGAGGGTTTTGATCATCGCGACTTCTCAATCATACGTATCCCAGTAGACCTGCTACCTAAGGGGTTCATGGATGAGAAACAGGTCAGTTCTGCACGGGCAACGCTTTCTAAAAGCAACTACATGATTGAGTTTGGAGCGTCGTTTGCCACCGATTCTGAAGGTTTTTTCAAGCGAACATTGATTGAGTCGTGTGTGGCTCGCCATCAGAACGGCGTGATTCATGACGGAGAGATGGTTTATTTCACGGCTAGCCTTATGGGGGAAGATGTTACGCACATCATGGCGGTTGACCCGGCCTCTGAGCGCGACCATTTTTCTGTCGTCGTTCTGGCTTTGTATCCAAGCCACCGCAGGCTTGTATACTGCTGGACGACGAATCGCAAAGCGCATAAGGAACGACTGAAGCGCGGAACAGTCAAGGAACAAAACTTCTATGCGTTTTGCGCTCGGAAACTGCGTGAACTAATGGTGTCGTTTCCAAATGTCGAACGAATATGCATTGACTCCCAGGGCGGTGGTGTCACTGTGGAAGAGTCGCTGCACGACATAGAGAAACTCAAGGAGGGCGAACAGCCCATCTGGAGAATGGCTGATCCAGATCCCAAAAAATCTAAGGATTCGGACGGAAAACCAGGACTCCATATCGTAGACATGGTGAATTTCGCCGACGGACGATGGCTGGTGGATGCTAATCACGGCCTTCGCAAGGATCTTGAAGATCGGGTTCTTCTGTTTCCCGCATTTGACACAGCGATGTTGGGTTTGGCGTACGAAGAAGACAAAGAAACTGGGCGTATTGTTACGCGCGACGACGAAGAAGTATCGCTTTTTGACACCCTTGAAGACGCAATGGTTGATATTGAGGAATTAAAGGATGAGTTGGCATCGATCGTTCACACTGCGACAAACGGTGGGCGCGATCGCTGGGACGTTCCTTCCGCTAAGCTGCCCGGATCTAAGGCGGGCAAGCAGAGGAAGGATCGCTACTCTGCACTTCTTATGGCCAATGCTGCCGCACGCACAATACAACGTGCCGAACCCATTAAGGAATACCAGCCGGTAGGTGGATTTGCTAATGCTGTTCGTGGTGGCGGTGGCGATCTCTATGTTGCGCCAGAGTGGTTTCTTAAAGCGACTAGGGGAACTTATGGGACGGCCGTGTCACGCAACGGTGTAGAACAATCAGATCACAATGCAAACGGAATGCAATCCAAATGAGCGATAACAAGCCCCTGTTCGTGACGGCCGACGACAAGGAAAATTCCTACAGAGACGGTCAGGCCATCTTCAGGAATGCTAAGGCTGGAAACACGTTCCGTGACGTTCTTCAGCCCAACATATCTGTGCGCGAAGGATTTGATCGTCGCGACTATGATTTTTTTCGCCCAGGAGAGGCGATTCCCACTCGAGATGTCGACATCATAGGCGCCTGCATGCAGGCTTATGACCGCATCGGGATTGTTAGAAATACTGTCGACATGATGAGCGAGTTTGCTTGTCAAGGGATTGATCTTGTCCACCCCAATCCTAGGATTGAAAAGTTCTACAAGGAGTGGTTCAACAAGATTAATGGTAAAGAGCGCACCGAACGAATCCTAAACATGCTGTTTCGTGCTGCCAACGTAATCATCAAACGCAGCACGGCACGCCTTTCCGATGATGATGCTATCGCTCTTAGGCGTGGGCATGCCGCCGACATAAACCCAGATATGGCTCGTCCACCAAAACCAATGGAAATACCTTGGGAATACACGATCTACAACCCACTTTCTGTCGACGTCTATGGGGCCGAACTAGCACCATTCCTAGGCGCCAAATACTTCCGCTATGGAATACGCATTTCCGAAATTGTAGCGAAGCGCCTTAAGAAACCGACTATCGACATGGAGCAGATGGTCAACAGTCGTGTTCCACGGGAAGTTCTTGATCTTGCTCGCCAAGGGGGAAAGCTGATTCCCCTGGACCCAAACAAGACCATAGCCCTCTATTACAAGCGGGACGACTGGCAAGTCTGGGCACGACCTATGACTTTCGCCATCCTTGAAGATCTCATGATGCTGCGCAAGATGAAGCTGGCTGATCTGGCCGCTCTTGATGGTGCCGTGTCTCATATCCGCCTGTGGAAGCTGGGCAGTCTTGATCATCGCATCTTGCCTACCGAAGCAGCTATTGCTCGACTAGCTGACATGCTGATGAACAATGTCGGTGGCGGATCCATCGACCTAATCTGGGGGCCGGAACTAACCCTTTCCGAAACATCGACAGACATCAGTAAGTTTTTGGGCGAGGAGAAGTACCGACCTATCCTCAACAACATCTTTGCTGGTTTGGGCATACCGCCTGGATTAACTGGATTACCAGCCAATCAAGGTTTTGGGAACAACTTTGTTTCTTTGCAGACGCTGGTTGAAAGGCTTCAGTATGGCAGAGACATCCTTTCTCGCTTCTGGGCCAATGAGGCTAGGATCGTCCAGCAAGCCATGGGCTTCCGCATACCTGCACAGATTGTGTTCGACCAACAGACTCTGACTGACGAAGCGTCTCTGCAAAGACTCCTGATTGACTTAGCCGATCGCGGGCTTATTTCGGAAGAAGCACTTCAAGAGCGTTTTTCCCTCATTCCGGAAATCGAAAGAGTGCGTATCCGCCGCGAAAACCGCATGCGCAAGGATGGCAATATGCCGTTCCGCCCAGGACCATTCGTCAACGACACTGGCGAGGCAGTAAAAAGAATATTTGCACAGAACGGCCAGATGTCTCCTTCAGATTTTGGTATTGACGCAAATGCGCCAACCAACATGCGTAATTCAACAAGGCCATTTCCTGAAGAAGCGCCAGGCGGAGAACCAGGGCAGGGGCGTCCAGATGGGGCCGTCGACACTCAGCCTCGCAAGAGACGAGAGGTTAAGCCTGCGCAGGCTGAGTACGCCGAAGCATTTGTATGGGCTGATTCTGCCCATCGCAAGATATCCGAGATGACTCAGCCAGCCTATCTTAAATCTATTGGGAAGCGAACGCTGCGCGAGGCTTCTAGTGAAGAGATTATAGAACTTGAGCAGTTTAGATTTGCGGTGCTGGCCCAGTTTGCTGTCGGCGACGAGATTACTAAAGAACGCATACGTCAAGTGGTGGCTTCCGAGATAAAGGTTCCCGCACCACTACAGTCGTTGTACCGAGAGACCATATCTCGTTTTGCCGCAAGGCAAGGTACTTCGCCCTCTGCTGAAGAGCGACGACGGATTGAAGCATCTGTTTATGCAGTTTACTCAACCATCTGAGTTAAAATGTCCCGCAGCCTGTCCCTTCCGGTGTAAAACTCGGAGGAGGCATATTTTTTATGAACATCGACGTATTTAAAGCTGAGCGCGAAGCAGGTCTTGAAGATCTGATCCGGGCCAATGCGTCCGTCGCCCTCCTCGCCAATATAAGTCTGGCCGAACCTTTTGCGGTCAAAGAATCCGCAAAAGTTCACATGTTAGCCACGGCTGAGAATAGAGGCCAAATTGATCTTCACTATCTAAAGACAGTGATGGTTTCTAGTGGCTGGAATCGTAACGATGATGTTTTTGACGCTGTTGAAATGTGGGAAGCGCGTCATACTCCAGAAGATAAGCCTTTTAACTTTGAGCATAATCAGAACGACATTATCGGCCACATCACTGGCTGCGTGGCTGCCAACGAGAATCTTGAGCCAATTTCCGACTCTACGTCTTCTGCTAGTCTTCCCGACCCTTTCCATATTATAACGACTGCTGTCCTTTATAAGATATGGGAAGATCCTGATCGTCAGGCACGCATGGATCGTCTGATTGCAGAAATCGCTCATGGTAGATGGTTTGTGTCGATGGAAGCCTTGTTCCACGGTTTCGACTATTCAATCAAGACCGCCAAGGGGCACCGGCTTGTCTCGCGCAACGAGAAGACGGCGTTTCTCACCAAACACCTCCGTGCGTACGGGGGTGATGGCATCTACGAGGATGCCCAGATCGGCCGCGTGCTGCGGAAGATCGTGTTTTCTGGGAAGGGCCTGGTAAAGAAGCCAGCCAACCCAGACAGTGTAATCCTCGAATCGGCGAACGCTTCGGGGTATGAACTTCCCAGAGAGGAGAGATTGATCATGATCGACGATATCCAAACTATTGATACTTCTGCCGCAGAGGGTCGGACTGCCCGACTCGAAGCTGAACTAGCAGCAGCATCAGCAGAGCTGAATGCCATGAAGACTGCTCAGCGTCACACCAACTTAACGGCTGCTGCAGCCGCTGCATTGGGTGAGGGTTCTGAGGCTGTCGCTCAGGCTATGGTTCATCTGAATGATGACCAATTCGCAGTTGCTCTGGCTGCCGTCAACGACTATTTAGCTGCTAAGCTGGCTGCTTATCAGGAAGCCGAACAGCGTGCCCGAACTGCTGAAACTCTTAAAGCTGCTGTCGAAGACATGAAGAGCATTCTTCAGCAGATCAAGGAAGTAGTCAACAAAGAAGACAAGGAAGAAAAGAAAGAGGAAGCTGAGGCTGGTAAGTCGGTCAAGAAGATGGTCCTTCCGAAGAAGGCGCCACCTCCCGAGGCTGCAAATGTTACCGGTGGCATTCTCAACAACGTGATCCCCAGCGAGGAACCGGCCCTCGCTGATTCGGCGGCGCACCAGAACGTCAACAAGGTCGCAGCCCAGATCGCCGCCTTCTTCGGGGCGGACGAGACCGAAGAGCCGGCGGCTGAGTAAGTTTTTTTCCCAAAGGAGATCCGAACGATGGCACTGAAACCTGATCGTCACATCTTAGAGAGCGATATCTCCCTGGTGTGCAACGATGTTCATGAAAAGGGCGTAGCTCTTGTTTACAGCACCGCAGCTAGCGGCGCTGGCCTTTATACTCCGGGCGTTGTCAGCCTCGCTGCCAATAGCTCAGGCAAAGTGGCAGCTGGCATCAGCCTGTCCAACTTTGTCAACATCGACCAGACCCGTCAGAAGCGTAACTTTCAGCGCGATGAGCAAATCATCGGCGAGAAGACGCCTCTCCTGAAAAAGGGCTGGGTAGTCACCGACCGCATCGTATCCGGCACATCCGGTTCGATTGACTCAGGTGTCACTGCTTATGTCGGCGCGAGCGGGCTTCTGACCCCGACCGCATCCACCAACCCCAAGATCGGTCAGTTCGCTGGTAAGGTGGACGCCGAAGGGTTTGTTAAGGTCTATGTAGACCTTCCACAAATCTGATTAGGTAACCACCCAGGAGACACATTGACATGAAGAAGCCTAGCGAAGAAATGGTCGGCCTGCTCCGACGTGCCGGCGACCACGCGTTTGAAACTGCCTATGCTGCTCAGCAAGAGCTGGCTAAGGCCCTCACCCTTCCCTTGCGACAGGGAATTCTTAAGGGTGATATCGTCACGGGTATTTTTGACCCCATCTACTTTGCTCCAGGTACGGCTGTTGAGTTCCCGCTCGACTTCCTTGCTCCTGGAACTGAGAAAGACTTCGTGGCCTACACCGTGCCAGCTCAGGGTCGCATCCCTGAAAAGCACGTCAATGGCGATTTCGTCATGGTGCCAACTTATGAAGTTGCTGACTCCATCGACTTCGCATTGAAGTATGCTCGCGATGCCCGTTGGGATATCGTGGGACGCTGCATGCAGGTGCTTGAAGCATCTTTCGTCCGCAAGATGAATGATGACGGATGGCGCACCATTGTTTCGGCTGGTAACAGTCGCAGCTTGGTGGTTTACGATACCGCAGCCACCCCAGGCTTGTTCACCAAACGCTTAGTGGCCTTGATGAAAACCATCATGCGTCGTAATGCGGGCGGTAACAGCACGTCGGTTAATCGTGGTCAGCTGACCGACCTTTATGTCAGCCCAGAAGCCATGGAAGACATGCGCTCTTGGGATCTCGCTCAGGTGGATGATTTCACCCGTCGAGAAATCTTCTTGGCTGGCACAGGCAACGAAGAGTACGGCCTCACGCAGATCTTCGGCGTGAAGCTCCACGATCTCGACGAACTGGGCGTAGGTCAAGATTATCAGACCTACTTCACCAGCACCCTTAGTGGCACGCTGGACTTCGGCAGCGCCAACGACGAAAAGCTTGAGCTGTGCGTTGGCCTCGACCTTAGCAAGGACGACAGCTTCGTGATGCCATGGCGTCAGGAAATTGAGATCTTTGAAGATCCAAGCTTCCACCGTCAGCGCCGCGCTGGCTTCTACGGCTTCGGCGAGTATGGCTTCTCGGTACTTGACAACCGTCGAGTATTGCTTGGCGCCCTGTAAGGTATCCTGATCCTACTATTCCGGTGGGGGTGGCCTTTCAGGGGCCACCCCTATTTCTTTGAGGAGATAGTTATGCTTATGTTTTTGCTTTTAGCGCTATCAGTTTGCCCGTGTGGGGATAAGTGTGAGTGTCAGCCATGCGCTTGCGAAAACTTTAAGTTGGTTGGGGATTCTCCCAAAACTGAAGTTCGTCGACAGTTGAAGGCTCCAGTTAGGACATATGTTCCCAAGGTTAGGTCGTTCGCTCCTCAGGTCAGGACCTACTTTCGTCCTGCTGCATGCAACACTTGAAGGTAGCATCTAATTAACAGGTCGGTCGATCTGTGTGGAGACGCCTAGGAAAGTGCGTCTTGGATGCTACGGTGTAAATTTCTGTGGAGGTTGCGCATGAACGCCTATCGTATCGTCACGCGCATTCAGGATCAGGACGACTTCTCCGGAGTCCCCCAGTCCGGCCAGATCGTTGTCTATAACTCCGCTCAGGCGAAGTTCGTGCCAGCCGACGTGGTCAACGTGCTTCCTCTGAATACCCGCACGCTCGCCGGTCTCCAGGACGTCCAGGTCACTAGCCCCGAGGCCACCGACCTTCTCGTTTATTCGGCCGTCGACCAAAAGTGGGTCAACGACCACATCGTCGATGGAGGCAACTGGTAAATGGCCAATATCATCCGCATCAAGCGCCGCACCTCCGGAAGCTCTGGCGCCCCATCCAGCCTTTACAATGCCGAGCTGGCCTTCAACGAGGTCGACAAGGTCCTGTATTACGGGTTCGGTACCGGCGGCGTTGGTGGCACTGCTGGTACAATTATCCCGATTGGTGGAGAAGGGGCGTTTTTGTCGCTGACTGGCAATTCGGCCGTCACCCTCAGTCGCGCTTTCACATTCGGATCTACTGTAAGCCTCGGATCACAGGCTACCGCCACTACCGGCCTTTATTCTGATAACTCCACCCGTGTCGCCACCACAGAATTTGTCAAGAATCAGGGATATTTGACAGCTAACCAGACAATCAACGTCTATGGCGATGTCACCGGATCAGGCACTACCTCCATCACCACGACGCTCGCTAACTCTGGCGTCACTGCAGGTACTTACTCCAAGGTCACCGTCAACACTAAAGGGCTGGTTACCGTCGGAGGATCTATTGTCGAGAGCGACATCCCCACTCTCTCGTCTGCAAAGATTTCCGATTTCGACAGCGCTGTCCGTAACTCTCGTCTTGATCAGCTAGCATCCCCCACCAATGCCGTCACGCTTAATAGTCAGAAGATCACTAATCTTGCCGATCCATCCAATTCGCAGGACGCCGCAACCAAGGCCTATGTTGATTCGACCAGCCAGGGGCTTGATCCCAAGCAATCAGTCAGGGTGGCCACTCAATCCAACGTCACTCTTTCCTCTCCAGGCAGTTCGATTGATGGCGTTTCACTGTCGTCGGGTGACAGAGTACTGATTAAGGCCCAGACTGCTGCTGCCGAAAACGGCATCTACTTGTTCAACGGCGCTTCGTCAGCCATGACTCGGAGCTTGGATGCCAACACAGAGGCTAAGCTTAACGCTGGGGCATTTTTTTTCGTTGAGGACGGTACTGACGCAGCCAACGGCTATGTCTTACAGAAGCCAGCTGGCTCCTACACGCTCGGCTCTACGACCCTGTCGTTTGCTCAGTTTTCTGGGGCGGGTCAGATTGCTGC